TCACTGTCCTGCCGGGGTGTAGTTACCTTTAGGCTGGAATCTGCCATCCGCAACTGCTTGCGTATAGTAACGATTGTCAAAGTTCCCATAGTTGCCCGGAATGATTTGTTCTTTCATTTCCAGACGACCAATACGGACATTCACATACCCCATCACACCAAGCTCACCGCTGCTCGGGTAATTACTGTAGAAGCCGATGCCATACCAGCTTTTCAGCAATAAGTTTGCGCCGCTGAACGAAGCCGCATCAGTACCGTAGTCAATCCCGGCAAGGTATTCCGAATTCTGAAGCCGTAATCCTCGTCTGAACTGGACCTGCCCCTGAAAAACACCGCCCTGCGATGCAGATACGGCGTCAACATCTGTTGCTGTGGGTTTGTACAGCTCAGTGTAATACTGCGTCCATGAAGCTGTTTTGTTCGTCGTATTTACCAGACCGAGATAAATTTGCGAGGTGCTGCGCAGAGTAACCCAGTACTGGCCGGTATAGATATTGTCAGCTTCAACTGAGAATCGGGTATTGCCAGAATTAGCAGGCATCCCCTGTGTAGCGTTCGCTCCTGCACCGACACCCAGAGCTGAGTATTTAGCAGTGCAAGTGATGTCAAATATTGAATTCAGTAGAGCCAATCCGTTATCGGTTCCCTGACCGTAATCACCATTCTTTAACACCCTGCCTGCTGTTGTGTCGTAGGTGGAGGTCGTGACATCCCTCGTCGCTGCTGTTTTAAGCTCCAGTGCAGAACGGGCTTTCGCTTTATCAGGGATATCCGAAAGATTACTTGTCTTGAGTAACCGTGTGTCAGCATTATCGTCAGCCAGTTTAGCCGCTTTGTTTGCTGTATCAGCAAGGTCATATGCTGTTTTGACGGCTTTTGGCGTCGCTGCGAGCAGCTCCGATACACTGTCGGTAGCACTGCTTAGCCTGACAATACCTTTTTGCGCCGTGGTGGCGTCCTGAGCGGTATATTTACCCTTAGCCAGATCGTAGGCCGCCTTAACGGCCTTAGGCGTGGCCGCAAGCGTCTCTGAGATGCTGTCCAGGGCGCTGCTGAGTTGCGTAAAGCCTTTGGCCGCCGTCGTTGCATCCGGATGATTGCGTGACTGCTCATGTTTTTTCAGCGCATCACTGGCGGCCTGTTCGTTAAGTGTCCCCTTAGGGCGCAGATCGGTAATATTGCCGTTTGCATCGATACTGGCCACTGCAAACACATAGTGCTGCACGCCGTTTTGAACGTAATCGGCAAGGTTAGCCGCCACCGTAATTTTGCTGGTGACACCCCAGGCACTTGTCAGCGTTCCTGTCCATGACACATCCAGCCAGACCTTTACGGGCTTGGTAGTTACCGTAATGTTCTGGTTCGCGGCCAGCTGCGCGCGCAAGCCGCGAACATAACCCGCCCCGGCCGTCACAAGATATTGCGAGCCACTTTTTGCAACAAGGTAGCCATTCCCCAGGAAAGCCGCAGTACCGTAGAGGTCAATATTCTCCAGGCGCTGACGTTCATCCATCGCGGCCATACGGGCAGTGAAGTCAATCTGCCAGGTTTCCGCTGGCGTGTTGATCCCGGTTTCTGCCTGTGCCCCGTTGTACTCCATCAAAAACGAACGGGTTAGCACATTGCCCTGCTGGCCATCTTTCGTTTTCAGCTTCTGCTGTAGCGGCGCATGTACAATCATGGCCAGCGTGTTGCTCGCCTTGTTAATCAGCCCGATCCAGTTAAACGAAAAATCACCCACTTCCGCGCCCAGAACAGTGGAATGAACCACGGCATTTTCATTGACCACGCCTTTACGGCTTACGGCCTGGCGATGAACAATTTGTGCGGCAGGAGGCAACGCCTCGTTGCGGTCAATTGGCTTACTGGTATCCAGCCCCGGCACGTTGGCAAAAACAAATTCATCCAGCAAAACCGGCTCACCCGTTACCGCCTGGCTGGCTTTCCACTGCTCAAAAGCGAGTGTGATAGCTGTTTGTGACATAATTTCTCCCTATAAACTCGCGCTAAACGTTGCGCCGCTGGCTTCCGTGCTGTTCAGACGTGCCGGATAAACCACATATTCCCCCTGATCCCATCCCGCCCGGATGGCCAGGCTTTCAGACGTGATCACTTCAAACTGATAACGGCGGCAGGTTCGCCCGTACTGCCGGATTATCTGAATCATCAGCTGCGTGTTGTCCGCAACCTGGCTGTCCGTGACGCGCACCATGATCACGTCCCAGTCAATGTTCGGCTGGCGTTCTACCAGCTCCACGTAACCAATCCCCAGCCGTGAAAAGATGTTGATGAACCCCTCAACAGAACCCGCATCACGCGCATTAATGAAGGCATACGCCACGCGCTTGCGGTACAGGCTCAGCGGTTCGCCACTGAAACGGCTTATGTCACGGTCATACGCGATTAAATTGAGTACCGGTTCTATGCAGGTCAGCGGATCAAACTGCCGTAATGGCCACGTGATCCAGCTGTACACCTCAGCCCAGTACGTCCGCGCCGTGCGCAACAAAGCCAGTGGCTCGCCTTTATTCATCCAGGACGGCAGCGACATGCTGGCCAGTTTTTTGAGCAAATCAGTCATCTTTCAGGCTCACCGTTAAGGAGTTAAGGCGCGGCACGCTCAGATCGCTGGTGATATCCTTCAGCGAAAACTCTATGGAATCCGAATCCGGGAAGGTTTTATGCACCTCGCGCCCCAGCTGCGAAAACGAAAAGCGGGAATATGGCCATGTTTTTTTCACGTCATAATCCGTGTTTTCCCTGAAGGCGCAGCGGATCAGGTTTTCAATCCCTTTCTTCAGCGTGTCCTGCTGTTCCGCTTCAAGGTTGTTCAGGTTCCTGACGTATACCGTCACGCTCAGATCGTGGCGGGTTTCCGGCATGGCAAAACACTGCATATCGTCCCCGTGGCCGTGGTGCCCTTGCCTATTGATGTAGTCATTAACTGCTTCAATAAACGGCTCAGACGTGACCCCGCTATCCAGCAACAGATAGGCGTTCGCTGTACCCGGACCACGGGGCGCATCATGCAGAAAGAAAATCCGGTCAATACTCAGTCCGGCCACGCTCGCAATCATCGAACGGTAAACCGCGTCCGTGTGGTAGTTCCCCACCAGGTTGAATTGGTTCCGGCAGCGCTCGCGCAGCTCGTCATCGCTTTCTTCATCCGCGCCCGGCACGGTCAGCCAGTCCTCCTCACTGGCCACATGGCTGATACCGTCCACGGCCACGGGCAAAATGCGGTAATAGCCCGGCGCAAGGTTGTACGCCCCGCCCGTTCCGGTGGCTTTAACGGCAAGTAAAGCGCTTGCCGTTCCGGACGGGATCACCACATCGGCCACAGTGGCCATGGCGTAAACTTTGCCGTTAATCCTTTCGGTCTGGACTACCGTTCCCGCGGTCACGGTGACGGCCTGTTTTGAATCTTCCTTGTAAAAGCGGATCACACCTTCCGCAGCGCTGGCAGGTTTAGCCGTGACGTTCACCGCCCAGGCCAGCAGACGCAGCATCTGCCCACCCGCCGTGGCCACAAACATATTGGTCATGACCACCGAAACCAGCGCATCCTTCAGCCACATCACTGGCGCGGTCACAATGGCGGTAATGAGCCGCCAGAACGGGGACATACGCGACGTGTTAGTGATTAGCCCTTCCTGCGCAGCGATGGCGTTGAAACGAGCGCGCACCGCCTCTTCCGTTACGGGCATCCCACTGGACTTCACCACCTCTTCAAAATCAACCTGCGGCTTTTCCGTCATAGCTCCACCTGTGCTGATATTCCGCCAAAGTCATACGTGCTCGCGGTCACCCATAACCGCTTCTGGCTTTCCTCGCTCACATCCACTGTACCCGGCACAATGCGTTCATCCTCTTCAATCAGCAGTTCCAGCTGCGTGAAGATATCTGCGCGTAAAGTCGGGCTACGTTCGCCAACCAGTTGCGTGGCCAGACCGCTTTCAATAATGCTGTGAATAATGTCTTGCCCAATACTTTTGCGGTTATTACACAGCTCAGGCTCTTTTCCGGTATTCAGAACAAAGTTACCGTTTTCAATCAGCAGATCGAGGTAAAGCAAATCACTCATGGGTTTAGCTCCTGCCACTCCTGCAACTGTCCCGGTGAAAGCGTTTCTTTCGGATAGATATTCACCGTGTCAATTTTGCGGCTGTTGTCCGTAACAGATTTAGAATTGCTGTTTATGGTTTTACTGATCCCGCCGCGCTCAACGCCTTTAAGCTCCCCACCTGTTAACAGCACACTGGGGGCAATTGCTGGCGGCGGCTCCGGTAATAACGTGTTTTGCGTTAACTGCTGCGTGATATTCCCGCCATACTCAACCTGTTTTATTTCAGGTGATGCAATCGCGGCCTGTTCAACCTGTTTAGGATTGAAGGGTATTCCCTTATTTGCTCCCGAACCTGAATCAGCAGCCAGGGCAATATCCACGCCCGGAATTTTATTCAGCTTTTCAATAATCCAGTTGTACGTTCCGGTAAATGAACCTTTCAGGGTGTCCCACAATTTCCCGAAAACGCCACCGATCACGCTGGCCATTTTTTCAAAGGACGCGACAGGGGAATTAATATCAAAGGCGTTAACCACATCACCCCAGCCCTCAGTCACGATCCCGAACATCTCGATGACCGTCTGAATGGAACGATAAACCAGCTCAAATGGAGTCATAACCAGGCCAACCGCACCCGCCACGACACGGCCAAAGGTTTCCCCCGCGCTGGTCACGCCAGCCAGTTTCTCCCCTGTCATTTGCACCGGGGAAAGCAGGTTGCCAAACCAGCCAAACAGCGTTTTTACGCCGTTCCAGACCCAGCCCACCGCCGTGGCGATACCGCTGAACAGCCCTTTAAACGGAGTCAGTGCGCCACTGGCCTGGCTGAAACCACTGATAAAACCGCTGACGAACGCCTTTATCGGTTGCCAGAACTTAATGACCGCCAGCACCACGCCAGCTATCGCCAGGGCAACGGCCGCAATCGGGGCAATCATCAGTAAAAACGAGGCAGAACCCACACGGGCGGCAATACTTGCTGCCAGCAGGGTGGCACGTAAACGACGCAATCCGGCAGTAAACAGCTGCGTCACGGCGTTACTGGCGAGCATTGCCAGGCGGTTAAGCCCCAGGAGTCTGGCCACTGGTGCCAGCACCCTGGTAACACCCATCATCACAAACGCGTGAACACCCATCACAATATTGGCGATGGCTCCCACGGCGGCAAAACTCAGCAGTGCCAGCGCGGCATACCCCACCACACGCGCGATGTTGGGAAACAGCTGCATCCACCGGGCAAAGGTCTGCCCCATATCTGCAAGGCGATTCAGCAGCGGATACAGCACCGGGATCAGCGTCAGGCCAATGACGGTTTTAATGGCCGTCAGGATGGCAATAAAGCGATCCCACGGTTTCACCATTCTGGCCGCCATTTCCTGGGTACGCTTCAGCCCGTCAGCGCCGCCCAGCTCGGTAATATTCCGCTGAAGCAGCGCCACGTTGCCATACAGCTGCTTAACCACCGCTGAACTATCCCCAAAGGCTTCATCCAGCTCCGCCTGTGCCTTCAGGTTCCCTTCCAGGCTCTTGTCATATTTGCCCTGTAGCTTCGCCAGCATTTCAGGCATGGACAGCATTTTTCCGGTAGCGTCAGTGAAGGACAGCCCCAGCTTTTTAGCGCCATCGATCGCGCCCGTCATAAAGCCTTCGTAGGCGCTGCTAGCTTCCGTTCCCAGCGTGCGGCTCAGTTGCCCCAGCACGGCCAGCTGTTCATCCAGCCCGACACCGTAGTTTGTCCCCACGCCGCGCGCGCCTTCCATCAGGTCTTTGATCGTGGCCATTTCCGCGCCGAACGTCTTGCGCATGTAAACCATCTTTCCGGCCAGCTGTTCAGCAAACTGCACTTTGCCCAGGCGTGCGGCATCAGAGGCAAAGTTACCGAACATTTGCCCCATAAACTCCGACGTTTCCGCCGCGGTTGATTTCATGGCAAACGCCAGGACGTTGGCGACTTTGGTCACTTTCGGCAGTTCATTCCCTGTCAGCCCGGCGATGGCCGCATTGATTGATTCAGTGGACTGAACAAACTGCACCGCGCTGGCTCCGTATGTGGCGCTGAACGTCAGCGCGTCACGCTGGACAGTTTTAAGCGCAGAATCGTCGATACCTTTTGCGGCCGCCTCATTCAGCGCGTCATACATTTCAATGGCCGGAGACAGCGCGCCTTTGATGGCCATGCCCGTTCCGGCCAGCGCCAGCACGCCGCCGCCAATCTTCGTAAACGCTGCCGTCGATTTTTCCGCAAAGCCGGTCACATTGTTCTGCACCTGTTTTAACGGGCGGGACAATTTATCGATCAGGCTTAATGTAAAATCTAACTGTTTCATTCATCGCCTTTAAAAGCAGTGCTTATTCCGTTTGCAACAGCAATACGCATATTTTCCCACTGGCGATTATCCAGCCAGACAGCTGCGGCGATATCGTCAATGGAATCTTCCCCGTGGGGTAAATAGTAGCGGCGTAAAATTAAATACTGATCGAGTCCGTTTCTTTCAATAGCCCGGACTCGCTTTGTCAGTTTTTTACTTCAATTTCCAGCTCTGGCGCGTAAATCTCATTTACCTTGCCAGCCAGCTGCAACGCTGCACCGGGACGTTTTAAAAGCTCGGCCAGCGCATCTTTACTTTCCGGCTCCACAATACGGGTTAAATAGTTATGCGCCGGGGCAACCTTGTTATCCATCGCCATTTCATTGATGAATTTGTTATAGGCTGTCTGGTTAGGTGCGAAAACAATTTCTTTACCACATACAACCAGATTAATTTTCTGCTCCATTTAATACACTCTCTCGTTTGTTTATTTCATCAATCAGCGCGTTATGACGTGCTGCACACACAGAATATAAATCCTGATATTCAATAGCTGGGGCAGCAATATCCGCCCCGGTATTACCTTTAATGCGCGGAAGATTTTCCGTTGGGCATTTTCGCTTCAGGTTTTCCTGATAAGGTACGCTCGGTATTTTCGACGGTTGCGTTATACATCCGGATAAAATCATCAGACACGCAAACGTTAGTGAAAACCGGCTTAAGAATTTCCGTCCTGATTTCCTTCGGTCTGCCACTCTCCAGCGCCTCCAGTTTATCTTCCAGCTCTCTGGCGGATTCGCTGGCAATCTCCAGCATCGCCTTTTGGGACTTGTTACCCGCAACCTGCGCGGCGGAGTTGATCGCCAGCTCCAGACTGTCACGCCGCCAGTCAGCGGTCAGCCAGCCCCAGACAAACGCCAGCGCAACCACAACCAGCCACTGGCCGTTTGTCATCAGCGCACCCCGTTATGTTCCAGGCTGAAGTGATTGCCGTCCGGACGGGATTTAAAGCGGCCTCCCCACGTACCGCCCAGCGATTCCCAGTATTCACCCAGCGGGAGATAATCGGCCGTATTGGTTTTGTACTGGCCATTCACGAACAGATTAAAATCCACGGCCAGGCGCTGGGTATGCAGACTGTTGGTGATACCGCTGCCCTTTTTAGCATTCAGCGCGGCCTGTTCCGGCGTGCGGTACGCCTCGCCAAACGTCAGGCGATAGCCGTGCTCTTCAGCCCAGTGGATCAGATTGGCCACCATCACGGTAAACAGCTGCTGTTTTTCGCTCAGTGTCACTTTGTATCTCCTTTACCAAAAATCCCCGTAAAGCCCATTTTGCGCAGCCACGCTTCAACTACATGTTGCCCCGCAATACCCAGAACGGAACCGAATCCCAGCAAGGCCAGCGGATGAATATCCGGCACGAAATACAACGCCACTCCGGCAATAAGAGACAGCCCGCCGCCGACAATGACGCGCCCCAGAACCAGGCGGGGTGTTATCGTTTCATTGCTGTTCAGCAACTTCCCCAGGGCAATCATCGCTCCCATCAACGCCAGCGCAATAAACCCCTTTTCATACTCCTGCATCCCTGCCCCTTACCCGATCAGGTTTTCCGTGGCTTCCGCTTCCAGATACGGAACGCCGTTGATGTTTACGAACTTTGGACTGGTCACAAAATATTTGATTTTGTGCGTGGCCACGCTGCCACCCTTTGGATCAACATCCAGCAGGTTACTCAACTGAAGTTTGCAGCCGAACGTCTCCACCTTGACTTCCTCGCTACCCGCTTTGGCATAGAAGAGAAAATCCACTGGCTCAATACCGCGCCAGGAACCCGCCGAACGTGCTTTTGCCGTCAGCACACTCAGCACTTTGGAACTGACTTCAATTTCACCCTCTGCGGCCACATCACCGTCAACGTGGCCATCCGGCACGCCACGGGTCTGCGCGGCGGCGCTGTTGTCCGTGATATCGAGAGAAATTTTCTCGATGTGGATCAGATCGCCGTCAACGTAAGTATCAAACGACATTCCCGAAATACGCTTACTCATGCGGCGGCCTCCAGGCTGGCATCCAGTAACAGACTAATGGTGATTTGCAGCGGCACTTCCCAGGTGCGCACCACAATGTAAATTTCCACCGCCTTTTTATTTTTCCAGACAATGGTCACATCACCATCCTGCGGCGGCTTCACTTCGCCGGGGAATGAAACCCCGTTGATGTTTGCTGCCGTGGACATTTCACGCAGCGGCTTCGCAAACAGCGTCTGGTGTGCGGCAATACTGCCCGGCGTGCTGTTAAGCGAACGGTCTGCAATTTTGCCAATGGCCAGCAGACGCACCCGGCGTGCGGCTTTATCTGCCACGCGCAGCGTTTCGATGGACTGATAATCGCCCCCTTCCACGTCCAGCGTGCGGCCGTCTGACCAGTAGAACCCGTCATAGTCCGGATACCACATCGGCACGCTGAAGCGCTGCGCCTCCAGAGCCTGAAGCGTGGCCAGTTCCAGCACCGCCCCTGTGCCATCCAGCGGCAATTCATCGCTGCCCAGACTGACCAGCGCCCCCGTTTTCACACGTGCCGGGCTGTCCGCCACGGTGACGGCACGGCTGCACAGACGGCCAGCCAGCACGCCCGGTTCATTTCCCCATAGCCGGGGAACCAGCTGCACCGCTTTTTCCGCAATGCCGTCCTGAAGGGTGGACATACGCGCAAGGTAATCCGCCTGTCCCTCTTCATCCTGCATTCCCTGTGTGGCCAGAATGAACCACACCCAGCGGCCGTATTTAGCGATCAGATCCGCACGCAGCGTAATGGCCTGGTTAATCTCCGCCTTTGTGGAAATGTCATTGCACAGCACCACGCCTTCAACAGAGCACGACACCTGTGCGGCCAGCACCGCTTTAACCCACGCATCCGGCTCGCTGTCAGCGGCCAGCACATGGACGAACCCCCACCAGTTCTGGCCAGCATTCGACACTGCCGCCAGCACATCCCGCTTTAACTGGCTGTCAGCCTCACCCAGAAGCTCATCAAAATCGCTCTGGGTGTTTACAGCCAGGGTCTTGCCTGTATTTTTGGTTCCCGTACCGATAAACAGCACCGTGCGTTCCACCTCATTGGTTTCACCCAGTAGCTGGTTTACCTGGTTAACGGTCACATTTGGCCAGGTCATGTTCTCCCCCTGATATCCTGCGCATTCACATCCCAGCCAAAGCCGATGGCCTGAAGCTGGCGTGCCAGCGCCTTGTTAAAGTCTTCATCACCCATCCCCAGAAATACGCGGGAAGGGAGATCGATAGTCCAGCTCGTTTTTACGGCCTTGCCGCTTAACTTCCTGATTAGCAATCCCGCCTGTGCGTATGGCATTTCGCTGGTTATTTCCCGGATAGTGGGCTTTTTCCAGCGCTTCCCCCTGCGCACCCGGTAGCCCAGCGCACGCAGTTTTTTTCCCTGCGCAGCGGTGGCCGTCTTTCCCGCCTGTGCCTTCCCTGGCTGGCTGGCACGACTCACACGAACGCGCATACCGTTCTGCTGCGAATACCCCACGGTGCCAGCGGGTACAGGCGTTTCCCCGTTCCGGTATCCGCCACCCTGCAAGTAAATCCGCACGGCCTGAATTTCAGGCATCTCCCGGATATGCAGCAGTTTCGGCATATTGCGCAGCATCTTGCCTTTGCGCTTCGTTTTGCGCCCTTCCCAGCCTTCCCCGTCCGGCGTTTCCTGGTTCCGCACGTTGCGTTTGGCGGCGGCAATAACGCCATATTTCGCCATTCGCCACAGCAGCCGCTGCCGTTTTTTGGGTGGCAGCTCCATGCTGGCCAGCGCCTTTTTCAGCTCCGCCAGCTGGCGCTTGTTAAGCTCCCCTCCGGCAATCACGACGCATCGCCCACAGGCGCCCCGGATTCATCCACGCCGTAAACCGTTGCCGTCAGCGCCGTCCAGATCTCCGGCTCAACCAGAGACCAGCGCTTTCCCTGCCAGGGGATTAATCCCTTTTCGTCCTCGCGGATCACCAGCTCTTCCGCCATGGGAACCGTCAGGACAATATCGGCGGTTTCTTCATCGGCCACCGACACATCCCACTGCGGATCGGCCTCCGTTACCCCGATTTCCTCCAGCAGTTCCCTGTCTGCCTCATCGAGCCAGGCAGCCATCAGCGACATAAGCAGCTGCGGCGGGCACAGGCGATACGGGAAACGCTCCCAGCTCAGTACCGCGTCATAGCGGATCACCGCCTGGCGGTACTGCCCCAGCCCCAAATCCTTTGCAGCCGGTACGAACTCCATTTCATCCACGACGCTGCCAAAAGCCTTCATCGCACGGGCTGGCACGTTGCTGGTAAAGAACGCCGTCAGGTTTTCAAGCTGTGTCTGGTTCATACCTTCTTCACCGTTGCCCTTTTCAACCCCTTCATGCGGCGGATCACAACTGACGCCTCTGCCAGCAATCCGGCGCGGGTTTCCGTGCTTTCCTGGCCAGGGTGAGAGTCACGCCGCCCAACGGTGGCAAACTCCCCCAACAGGTCAGCTTTTGCCCTGGCAAAAACCGCCTTCATGTACTGCGCACAGAGGGCGTTTAACTCCCCCATCCGTGCCCCCGGCGCGTCCCCTGCGCTCAGAACCCCTTTTGCCTTCCAGCTGGCTTCCACTTTTTCCAGCTCCGCATTCACCTCCGCCACGGCCACAAGCAGCGCCTGGGCAGCGGTGTCCGCCTCAACATCAGCCGGGATCGCTCGCTGTGCCTGAAAGTCCTTCAGGTTCAGGTCTGGCCAGAATCCTTCGTTTTTTAGCGGCTCGTCCTGATAATCAAGCGGCTTTCCACTAAACATGGCTCCCCCGAAAAAATAGGCGGGCTGTCCGGTTTCCACGGCGCAGCTTCACATAGTGTTTCTGCCCTCCACCGCGCCCGCCTGGCTTGCGGTAGTCTTTAACCCTGCGTCAGTTTTCGGATACGTGCGGCGATGGTCTGCCGCTGCGTTTTAACGCCGATTTTCAGGTAATACTGTTCTGCGGTGGCCAGCAGCTGATCGGCTTTCTGAAGTGTTTCCACATCGTCCACACCCGCAGCTGTTTTCTGGCCATCCTCACCGCGCAGCAGCTGCAACCCGGCGAACTTGTACCATTTCGCTGTCACCTGCTCATGCAGCCGCCACCGGGTGGCCACGTTCTCAAACGTGCGTGAAAAATACGGTTCAATGCTTTCCCCGCGCCCCGCAGACTCCTCCGCCCAGGCCAGCATCGTATCGGCCACGAACGTTGGAAAATTGCTGCGCAGCCGTTCCGGTGTGGCCTGTTGCTGAGTAATAGCGATATCTGCCCATTCCAGCGCCTTATCCAGATCGCCCACGTCAAACAGCCAGATCACGCACCACGCCAGAACCGGATTGGCATACACCTGGCCGCTGGCCAGATACGCTTCCACTGTCGGAACCCATTTCGGCAGCAGAACATTGCGCTTATGCTCAATACGATCAGCAATCAGCGGCAGGCTCCGCACCTGTTCCACGTCTGTTTCCAGCGCCTTAATCAGCAGATGCATGCTTTCCGTGGTGCCAACGGCCAGGCTCTGCTTCAGCTTTTGTTCCATCGCAATGCGCTGGTTATGACGCTGCGCGGGTGAAAGAGACATTGATTAACCCTCCACTGGCTCTGACGGCTTGCCGATGGTCACGGCATTTTCATCAATCGCCGCGTACAGCTCCGGCTCTTCAATCGCGTAGCCTTCATTACGCAGATAGCTGTTTTCGAACTGTTTGCGATCATCTTCAAAGCGCGCTTTACGCTGGCGCGTGTTGCGCTGGGTGTAGATGTGCAGGTTAGAAAGCGGCGTAACCACCATGCGTTTGCCCGGCATGAACGGCGGGATAATCGCCTTACGGCCAGCAATTGTGTTGCCCAGCATCTGCGCCGCGATTTTCTCCGTTGGGCGGTCAGCAGCCTGGAACAGTCGGTACTGTTCAGCGGCCACCAGGTCAGCACCTACCAGCACCACCAGGCGCGGGTCATTGCGGAACTGTGCCGGGATTTTTGCGTTAATCAGATCGGAGGCCATCGCATCCAGCGATTTGTAATCACCCGCCTGATCGAGCACCACCGGATCGGTCATGATTTGCTTGCCGTCCAGCATCGTTTTCATGATTTCATGCCAGCCAATGTTGACATCTTCACCATTTGGGTTGGCTTTAGGGTCTGTGGTTTTGGCGCGGTGTGTACCGTTGAAGCCGATACGCAGCATATCCATGGCAAACGCCTGGGTGCTGAAGGTCTGCACCAGGTTGTAAAACTCGTTTTCTTCCTTCCCGGCGTTCGCCCAGACGGAAAGCAGATCCCAGCGCAGCGCCGCGCAGCTGTCAGTCTCAACCAGCGAGTAAGTATTGCCGTCAACCCCTACCTGACGGACAAAACGGCCTGTTTCGCTGCGCCCGGTATGGAGAACAGACGCGCCCACGTTGACGACCTGGCCACTCAACTGGTCAACGTCCAGCGTGGTGATCCAGTTCAGAAACTCCACGGACTCCAGCATGGCCAGACGCAGCGCTGTTTCCTGCGGGTCATTTAGCGAAAAATAACGGCCAGGGTTTTGCGTGCCAAAATGCTGCGCCATACCCGCCGTATAATTATCCAGTAAATCCCGCGCACGGTTATTCAGTAACATAAGACTCCCTCGCAATTAAGCGATAATAAAATTGTTTTGCTTATTCGCGTTGCGGTTAATTACAGGTAACTAAATTTTCCGGATTTAGACGGAACCTGACGCTGTTTACGCTGACCACCTTTATTGCCCAGTTCGTTAAATCGGGTAACAATTTCTTTGGCGTTATCACGGATAACGGAAAACTCCTCCGTATCCACTACTTCGGTAATAGTATCAACATCGTCCTGCACGGAATTAAGCTGGGTTTCAAGTTTACCCACACGCGCTTCCAGATCGTTCAGAGCGCTCGCCAGCGCCTGCAATTTATCATCAGCAGGTGGATCGTCCTGCGAATTTTCATCTTCAAACTTCGGCTTAATACCAAACAATTTCTGCCAGTTTTTCATCTTCCCTTCCTGCGTAATTTTACCGTTACGGGAAATCACACAACTGTAATATCCCTGTTTATTTAATTTGCGCCGACTAAAACGCAATCGTGTTGTACCTACACTGGCCGGATGGTCTGTTACTGCCAGCCCCATCAGATATGTACGATCCCCTCCGCGCCAGTTCAGCTCCGGCTCTACGGAGAAATACAGCAGCTGGCCTTCGTCGTTTGCGTAAATCAGGCGTTTATTCGGGCACAGACTGACATACAGCCGCGCCAGCCCATCATCACCGTCCTGCCACATCGCCTCCAGCACTTCGCCGAAGTTTCCACATGAATCGTCATGCTCTGGCCATATCAATGCGGCGTAATGGTTAGGATCATAGGTTTCGGCCATGTCGATAATCCATTGCCGTTCCAGCACCCGTCCATCAACCGTATCGCCTTCAGTAGCAACACACAGCCAGCCAGTTTTTAAATGCGACACATATTTCCCCCTCTGTCGATTAACTGTTTCCCTTGCTGTGGAGTTGATTATTGCTAATTAAACACATCCCCGCATTACGCTTTATTCTGAACAGTTCGGTTATAAGTCATTACCGAACAGCCCCGAATTAACCCCGCCGTTTTTTCATCAGCACCACGGCATAATTAAATCTATGGCTAAATACTCAGACGAATTAAGAGGCGTTGTCCGCGCACTTTACCTGCGCCGCTACACGCCTAAAGAAATTGCATCAGAATTAAATCTGCCGAATGCGCGGATCGTTTACTACTGGGCGGAGAAATATAGATGGGCTGACCTGCTCAGTTTCGAAAGCACAGAGGAGGCAATTGAGCGCCGTTACCAGCTGTTAGCATCCCGCGACAATAAAACGGATCTGGATTTAAAAGAAATGGATTTGCTTATTGCTCACGCCACAAAGCTGCGCGCCCAGAGCAATAAGCATAAAGAAAAGCTGGCCTCCAGCCAGGGGGAACGTCAGCCAGCTGCGCGAGGGGATAGCGAGGATGAACCGCGCGGCAAACGCAAGTACAAGAAAAACGATATTTCGTCTCTGACTCAGGAGGATTTTGACACCTGGGCGGAAGAACATCTTTTCGAATATCAGAAACACCTGCGCCGCAATATTGGCCAGCTGGTCAGGAACATCCTGAAAAGTCGCCAGATCGGTGCAACCTGGTACTTTGCGTTTGAGGCGTTCGAAAACGCGGTAATGACGGGCGATCCGCAAATCTTCCTGTCCGCGTCCAAAGCCCAGGCGGAGGTGTTCCGGTCTTACATCGTCAACATTGCCGAACAGTATTTCGGTATCACGCTGACCGGGAACCCGATCCGCTTAAGTAACGGCGCAGAACTGCGTTTTCTGTCGACCAACAAAAACACCGCCCAGTCATACAGTGGCCATCTTTACTGTGATGAATATTTTTGGGTGCCCAACTTCGCAAAACTCAATGAAGTGGCCAGTGCGATGGCCACCCATGACAAATGGCGCACCACCTACTTTTCCACGCCATCGGCCAAAACACACCAGGCGTATCCGTTCTGGACGGGTGAAGAGTGGAAACAGGGCAGCAGGAAACGCGCGGCCATCAAATTTCCGCTGTTCGATGAAATGCGGGACGGTGGCCGGCTCTGTCCGGATGGTCAGTGGCGCTATGTCATCACCATGGAAGATGCCATTGCGGGTGGCTTCAATCTGGCCAACATCGAGAAGCTGCGCAACCGCTACAACACCGCCACGTTCGACATGCTTTACATGTGCGTATTCGTGGACAGCAAGGATTCCGTTTTCAGTTTTTCCGACCTGGAAGCGTGCGGCGTGGAGATGGACACTTGGCAGGATCACGACCCGGACGCAAAACGGCCATTTGGGGACAGGCCAGTATGGGGCGGCTTTGACCCGGCACGCAGCGGCGATTTGTCGTGTTTCGTTATCGTCGCCCCGCCGATGTTTGCCGTGGAAAAATTCCGTGTGCTGAAGGTGATTTACTGGAAGGGCATGAACTTCCGCTACCAGGCAAAGCAGATCGAAAAGCTTTTCGACCAGTACAACTTCACTTATCTGGGCGTGGACGTAACCGGGATCGGCCAGGGGGTGTTTGACAACATCCAGCACTTTGCCATGAAGGTTGTTGTTCCGATTCGCTACGACATGAACACAAAAAACCAGCTGGTACTGAAGGCCGCGGACGTGGTGGAAAGCCAGCGTATCGAGTGGGACAAAAATCTGAAGGAAATCCCCGCCAGCTTCATGTCAGTAAGGCGCACGACCACAAACAGCGGTAACGCCATGACCTTTGTTGCAGACCGCAGCCAGGACACTGGCCACGCAGAGGCATTCTGGGCAATCACCCACGCCCTGCATAACGAGCCACTTAACTACGAAAACAAACCAAAATCCCGCTGGGGTGTAAGGAAACAGGCAGCATGACCAAAAAGAAACGCTTTGTGAAACGCGAGCAACGCGGCGACAAATCAAAAAAAATGAGCATTATCAGCTTCGGTAAGCCAGAACCGGTACTGACAACCGGAACCGATTACCGGGAAATCTGGTACGACAACGCCGCCGACCACTACACCCAGCCGATTGACCGCCTGGCGCTGGCGCAGCTTATCAACCTGAATGGCCAGCACGGCGGGATTATCCACGCCCGTAAAAACATGGTGACGGCGGACTATCAGGGCGGCGGCCTGACGTTCGACGAGCTGGAGGCGGCTGTTTTTGATTACCTGACCTTTGGTGATATCGCTGTGGCCAAAATCCGTAATGGCTGGGGAGACGTGATCGGGCTTCAGCCGCTGCCGGGGCTTTACCTCCGCCGACGAAAGGAGAGAGAAAACGCGGAGACTGTGCCAGGGGATTACGTGGTTTTACAGGAAGGCGAGCCGCTGGCATTCCCGCCTGACGATATCATTTTCATCAAGATGTACGACCCGCAGCAGCACATCTATGGTCTGCCGGACTACATCGGCGGCGTTCATTCTGCCCTGCTGAACAGTGAGGCAGTTATTTTTCGCCGTCGCTACTACCACAACGGCGCACACACGGGCGGCATTCTGTATACCCGTGACCCCAGCATGACGGACGAAATGGAGGAGGAGATTGAACAGCAGCTGCGGGACAGCAAGGGGATCGGCAACTTCTCCACCATCCTGGTAAACATCCCTGGCGGCGACGGTGACGCGATCAAGTTTATTGAGATGGGGGACATTTCGGCCAAGGATGAATTTGCGAGCGTGAAGAACATCAGCGCCCAGGACATTCTGAACGCGCACCGCTTTCCGGCCGGGCTTGCAGGTATTGTTCCGCAGAATACTGCCGGGCTGGGCGACCCGGAAAAGATTGAGCGCACCTACAAAAAGAATGAAGTGCTGCCCATTCAGCGCCGCCTGGCGATGGCCATCAACAGCGATCCGGAAATTCCGCGCCACCTGCATTTGAATTTTACTGAAGAAACAACGGTGAAGGGTGCAGCATGAGTCAAAAAAGGCTAAAATCCAGGCATTATTTGACAGCCGGAGAATGGAATATGAGAGTCCTGAAAATTGAATGTCCGGAGTGCGGCTCTAAGGCTGTGATTCGCAAAACTAACCGAAAGCACCGCCAGATTGCAGATATTTACTGCGCATGCGCAGATGTGGAGTGTGGGCACACTTTTGTTATGAATTTGACGTTTTCCCACACTCTCAGCCCCAGCGCTAAAACGGGTGACGCTCTGGTACAAACCTTATTAAAAAATCTGTCACCCAATCAGAAGCAAATGGCTCTGGATTTACTGAAAGCCGCCCCTGCCGCCTGAATCGCCCCCATTATGGGGGTGTTTTTTTTCATACTGATCCAGCTTCCTTCCCAGTTCCTGCGTCATCTCTCCAAGCCAGGCCAGCGCCACATCCTTTTCATCTTCAGAACAGTCAGCGGTTGCCATAAGTTTTGCAACTAAAGCGATCCGTTGAAAGGCAACGGTTTCAAAAAATAAATCCTGCACAGTATCCTCCCACGCAAACAACTGTATAAACATACAGTACACTCAAAAGCATTAATTGTGAATTTTTTTATTCACACCAGTAACAATTTACGTTTTACATATCACACACTTACAGGCTATTACTGCCAGCCTGGCCATTGCTCATCTTCCGGATTGTTCCGTTTCTCCTGCAACCTCCCTTTCCTGTAAATCAGGGCAGATCGGCCAAATTTGAGACCGCCACCCCGCTTCAGAATGTCGATTTCTTCATCCGTTCCGGCAAACCCTCGCTGGTTCAGTTCCAGTTTTAACCGTCTCCGGGTTCCTCCCTCCGTACAGTTATTGACAGAACTCCAAGGGGCGGCGCTGCCGCCAGAAAAACCCGCCTCCGCTGGCGCTTCGGCCAACTTCGCAACCTTCTGCCACTTAACCAGACGGGTGCAAACTTCGGAATCAGGGATCAAAGGCGAATAGATACCCTGCACACGCTGAACATCTTCTGCGTACTCGTTACCCTGTTCAGTGATTTCATAGGCCAGACGCACAACCAGATCGCGACGTGCAACCAGTGCGCCACCCTGCAACTGTGTATAGGCCGCCCAGTCCCCGACATCAGCAGCCGCCAGCACCGCATCCATACGGCTGTCAGTCAGGCGCTGATCTCCCAGGCGGCGCAGCTCACGCCATACAGTCACAGGCGCACCACCAATTTGCTGAAACTGGCGAATCCGCCAGCGGGATGCCCAGGCCGAAACGGATTTGGCCATATCGCGCAGGTTTTCCCCGGTTTCTTCATCCTGCTCGCCATCGAGCGCAAAGCCGTCGATATTTTTTGAGATGTATTTAGCGATATAGCCTGTTGCCGACCCTTTAGCAGGATCGATAGGCTCAACGTGAAAACGCGCTTTAAGCGCGTTGGGTGTCTGTAGCTCTTCTGAATCGGCAATCCTGGCGTGATAGCAAAGAATATCGCGCACCGCCTCAACGTCATGCGGTTGCATAAACAGCAGCATATGCCAGTGCGGTGTCCCGTCGTGGTGTGGCTCGACCACGCGAAAACCAAAAACATGAATACCGGCACGGGAGATCGCCGCGCGTGCTTTTGCCCAGACGTTGCATAAATAACGCTGCGTGTCCCGCGGGCTTAATCCGTTCCACTGAGACACAAAGCCGCCTTTGCTGTGTACCGCGTGATAACGTGAAGGCGCAGTGATTGTGTAAAACTCGCCAGCCAGCTCCTGTTCGTTGGCGATATCTTCAAACCCGCGCATGCGCACCATCAGTTCACAGCGACGAATGGCCGGGTTAGCAACGCTGCGATGTACCATGCTGTCCAGCGCAATACGGTTGCCCTCTTCGTCCATCAGATCAAACTTTTTGAAGAACTCCAGATTTCGTTTCTTCTGGTCTATCCATTCGCCCAGGGTTTTACGTGATACGTAGGCGCTGGCAGATTTCTGCACCTGGCCAACGGCGATGGCCAGATGTTCACGTTGCAGGTCACGGGCACGCTTTAGGCGCTGATACCACCATTCCGGTGCCATGAGACGCAAAATCCCGGACTCCGCTTTTCGGTTTTCCAGGCGGCCTTCATTTGCTTCGTGCTCTGCCCAGTAAGGCGGCTGATTGTTCAGCATGAGGGAAAGCGAGCAAAGATTGCGGTAAGCCTCCAGCGTGCGCTGGTGCATTTCCCTTTCGTCGTTTGGCTTGCCCTTCAGCGTGTCGGTGAAGTCATAGAACATCTGAGCCATCCAGCCAGAGACCTGGCCAGACAGCTTTTTGAGATCGGTACGGTCAAGCGACGGCAAGCGCTGCAATAACTTTCCAAATGGGAGATCGCTTACATCAGCGGCCAGCTGGTAACGCGCAGCCACTTTCCGCAGACGTGGCAATACATTCTCACCGATTGTTTTGCGCAGGAATGTATTGGCACGGCGGCGGCCATCACGGCCAGCAAACAGCTTTTCGTAACGGTTGCCAAAATACCCGGCTAACCAGTCGGGTATCTCATGAAGGAACTGTGAACGCCATTCGTAATCCTGTGGGTTAACAGCCCACAAACGGCGCTCTGTAATTGTCGCATTCGCTGGGGTTCCTGGCGCAAAGGTATCACGCCGCCAGGTATCGACGGCGTGATGCTGGCCAATAGCAGATATTTCAGCCACGGCTAACCCACAATTTCCATAAACCGACAATGAAACCAAGTGCAGCTACGGCAACCACAACTGGCCAAAATAACGCAGCGAAAAATACTAAAACAAAATCCTCTTCGTCAGTGTCTTGAGCGTCAGCCAGCTCCAGAATGGAAAAAAAGATAAAAGCCGCAAATACCGTCAGCGCATACAGCCCGGTCATGGGTTCAGTCATCATTTCGCCATCACTCCAGCGCTGGAAGCTGATGAAACTGGTGATTTCAGGATCAGCTCTGCGGCAGATTTCTGGCTCGCAGCTGCGGCACCAACACTGCGGGGCGCTTTGACTTTCATCGCCTCAAACCCGGCATAAAGGTAATGCACCATTTCCAGATCGCTGTTTGACGCAACAACACTCACGCCCTTTTCAGCAAGACGGCGCAGCTTTCTGGCCAGCCGCCCCTGATCAAGATGTGAAAAACCGCTTTCAGTGTATGAGGTGAAATTTCCTGATTCCGTCAGGTATGGCGGATCGCAATAGACCACATCCCCTGCACGAACCAGCGCAAGCGTTTCGGAGTAATGCGCAGTGATGAACGTTGCACGCTTTGCCTTTTCAGCAAATGCCCGGACTTCTTTAAGCGGGAAATAGTTTGTTTTGTACTTCCCGAAAGGGACATTGAACTGGCCACGGCGGTTGTAACGGCAAAGCCCGTTAAAGCCGTGGCGGTTCAGGTACATGAAACGGGCAGCGGCTTCAACGCTTTCAGCCCCAAGCGCCTTTCCAGACAAATTGAACGCGTCCCGGACGGCATAGTAAAAAATAGCGCGGCTCTCCTGCTCACCCAACGCCCCGGCAGAAAACAGGGCTTCAAGCTCCATGAGAAATGCGTCGGTGTTGTAGGCCATCGCCTTGTACAGATTGACTAAATCCGGGTTCAGGTCAGCGATCAGGTATTCGTCATAGTCCGTATTCATCATGACGGCGCAGGAACCCGCGAACGGTTCAACCAGGCGCTTGCCTTCCGGCAAGTGGTCACGCAGCTGCGGCATGAGGCGGACTTTGCTGCCCACCCATTTAAGAGGCGTTTTTACTGCCATGCTGCACCGCCTTTACTGCAAATGGCTGCAGCTTCTTCACGGATCAGCTCTACGATTTCGGCAGCGCTCAAACCTTCGTTCGCGGCATACGCGGCCAGCTTATCCAGACGGGCAGAACACAGATCGGCGGAGGCCGCTTTACCTTCCTCAGTAGCTTTTGCCAGCATTGCCAGCAGGTCAGTACCGGATTGGTTGACGGGTAAAAACATGCGTGTTGTTTGCATTTTGGTTTCCTCAGGGCAAAAGAATCCCCGGCCACCGCAGGGATGGCCAAAAATTCAGGCAGTTAATTAGTGGAAAGAGACGGTAACGGGCGCGGCTGAGTAGCTCGGCGCGGGTATCTGGTGCAGCTCGTAGGTATTGCGCCACCACTCCTGGATCAGCGCTTTGACTTCCCCAGCGCCCAATGACCCGGCGATGTAATACATGGAACGAATGCTGGCCAGCGCTTCAACCTGTTGGTACTGGCTTTCCGCTTCACGATAAACACAGCACCAGTACGCAACATTCACGGCCAGCCAGTGGCGTTTGTTTGTCATGTGCTCGGTGTCGTTAAAGAAAAACGGATGTAAGGCCACACGGCCATTTTTAACGGTGCTTTTCTCCAGAAAGAGAATGGCGTAATTGTGTGGAACGCCCCACGCAGCCAGCTCCTGTCCCAGTTCTTTGGCGTTTACAGAGATGATGGACATTAATGATTCTCCTGCTGTTGCATCTTATGAACGATATGAGGCGCGATAATCATCTGCACGCCATTACTGCTGTGGATCGGATGTGCCTTTTTCACCTGGCGGTTAGCGCTGCGCTTTGAAAAATCGCTGTCGCTCAGACTCCCGAACCCTTCAAACGTCAGACGCGCCCTGGATATGCCCTGGCGCAGCTGAATCATTGCCCGGTAGTCCAGGCGTTCGAATAACTCTGACCAGTAGCATTTGCTCAGATGGGCTTTGAAAACGTCCATTCCGGAAGCAACTGCGGCCGCATGTAAAACAACCCCGCGCCATTCTGGTGTTAATTTGTCCCACCATTCGGCGGCTTCGCTTTTCTCACTCCAGTATTTACGGCGGATATTCCCCAGCCACTTCAGGCCAATTTCCTGCTGCTTTTCGCTAATGGCCATAACGCCTCCTGATAATCCCGAACAAACGAAACCACCATGGACGACGAGACGAACGGGCATTGAATTTGTACTGGTGGCCAGGGTTCCAGCGCTGTCCGTTTGGCAGTTCAAGCCAACCAGTTGACCCGCTGGCCAGCTGCATGGCCGGAGATTCTTTTTTCAGGTAGGTAACGAACGCTTTCATGGTTATCCCTCACATCATGCCGCTGGCGCTGGTAGTCACGATATCGACGGCAGCAGCAAGAACCGGCGCAGACTGGAGGCGGCTTTCAACGGTGTAAGCCAGAACGGAAAGGGAACGGATGGCATCACGGGCACGATCAAGAATTTGTGTGCGGCGTGCGGCGGTCATGTGCTCAGTTGATACAGCTTCCCCAGCGATCGCACCCACATTTGCAGTGGCACTCAACGCGCAAAATTGCATGTTGGCTTCAGTGGCGTTATTGACCGGAACGGACGGAAGGCAGTTAATCTGCCCCAGCATCCCATCCAGCAGACGGGCATCTTCCGTGTAATCGGTGATAGCCAGCAGCTCGTCACAGGTAAGGCGGTGTGGTTGAATCGGGTTCAACTTATTGCGCAGGATCTGCGGACGCATACCAACGGCAGCGGCCACATCTTCCAGATTGTGCGACAGCGCAAACGCTCGGCAAGCTGCATCAAAATGTGCATGTTTGGAAGTTTGGTAATCAAACATAGTCAGCACCCTCTCAGCGTTTCAAAATCGAATCAGTTAAGTACGATGTTGCAACCCGCGAGGGCGTCTATGGTCAGAGCCGCGATATTAATCATGACTTTTTCACGCCCCATATCTTTGCGAAGGCGGTGACGTGGTAAGCGGCCATCTTTCAGCATTGCTTCAACGGTATCTTCCGGTAAACCAGTGAGTTCGATGTACTTCTCTTTTGAGATAGAAGGGACGGGCAGATTGATTGAAATGTTAGTGGTCATAGTGCAAGATTCCTCGTTTGAGTCTTAAACCGTAGCTAGCGGTGACAAGTATTAATAACTCCATTTCCGTACTTCAAGCGGAAGGCTAATGCTTCAAATGGAGTTAGTCAACAATTAAAACTCCAAAGGCGTAATTATGGACTTCAATAGAGGCGGGCAGGAGGTAATCAAGCGATTACTAATTGCTTATGGATTCAAGACAAGACAGGCGCTTTGCGAACAGCTTGGCGCATCAACTAGCACAATGAGCACAAGATGGATGAGGGATATTTTTCCCGCAGACTGGGTTATTCAGTGCGCGATGGAAACAGGCGCTTCGCTTGAATGGCTCTCCTTTGGGAAGGGCGAAGCCTTCCAGAACGGAGCGGAAAACTCTCCAAATGAGTATAAAAAGACGGCCAACGACAACGCCATGGGTGATGTGGTCGCGGTTCCTCGTAAGAAAATCATTGATGGGAATCTGTACGAATCCAATTTTTATATGCTCGATAAGGCAATGCTTCCCTCTCACCTCAGCAAGCCGGTAATCATCCTTGATGACGAAATCCCGTACGTCGCAGACATGAAAACTGACGAACTATCGGATGGAACATGGGTTGTTGAAATTGAGGGAAAAACAAGCATTAAAGAGCTGACCCGTATTCCTGTTGGCAGGGTGCTTGTAGCCCCAATATCTGGCGGCCAATCTTTTGAATGTGGGATCAATGACCTTAAGCCATTAGCTAAATGCCACTATTACCTAATGTCGAATGTTTAATGGTGCGAACATCAAACATTGACACTGTATAAATAAACAGTAAATCATACCCCCATAGCAAGTAATAAGGGGTATTGAATGGCTATTCGGAAACTTGAAACGGGCAAATGGCTCTGTGAATGCTACCCTGCCGGACGTTCCGGGCGCAGGGTTCGAAAGCAATTTGCAACAAAAGGTGAGGCAATGGCCTTTGAGCGCCACACGATGGATGAGGCCGCGGCCAAACCGTGGCTGGGTGATGTTGCTGATCGGCGCTCTTTAAAAGATATTGTTAACCTCTGGTATAAACTGCACGGCATTTCGCTTTCTGCTGGCGAACACGTATACGAAAAGCTACTGCTGATCGTGGACGCACTAGGAAATCCTCTGGCTACATCGCTCACCCCAAAAATGTTTGCTCACTACCGCGATAAACGCCTAACGGGAGAGATATATTTCAGTGAGAAATGGAAGAATGGCGCTAGCCCTGTCACGGTAAATCTTGAACAAAGTTATTTAAGCGGTGCCTTTAGTGAACTGATTCGCTTGGGCGAATGGCTTCAGCCAAACCCTCTTGAAAACATGCGTAAGTTTACTATTGCTGAAAAGGAAATGGCCTGGCTGACACATGATCAGATTGCAGAACTTCTGTATGACTGCCAGCGCCAAAATAAGCTGTTGACGCTGGTTGTGAAGATTTGCCTCAGTACTGGGGCAAGATGGAGAGAGGCAGTCAATCTGACAAGGTCGCAGGTAACGAAGTACCGCATCACGTTCACCAGAACAAAGGGAAAGAAAAACAGAAGCATCCCTATCAGCAAGGAGCTATATGAAGAAATCACCGCGCTGAAGGGGTTCAAGTTTTTTGATGACTACTATTTTCAATTTGCATCAGTGATGGATAAAACTTCTATCATCTTGCCGCGTGGCCAGCTAACGCATGTTCTTCGCCATACCTTTGCAGCTCACTTTATGATGTCCGGGGGAAACATACTCGCTCTGCAAAAAATACTGGGACACCACGATATAAAGATGACTATGCGTTATGCCCACCTCGCGCCAGATCACCTTGAAACTGCGTTAAGGTTTAACCCCCTAGCTACTATGCACAATGGCGACAAAATGGCGGCAGCGGTTGCCACTCCCTGACCTTTACTACCCCTAACTACTATTTTAACTTATTGATTTTAAAGTAAGTGATTGTTTTTTCTAACCCATTTATATAAATGGGTTTTTTGTTGCCTGAAATTCTCTGCTCCATCATCCCCCCTCTTCCCTCCCCCGCCTCAAACATATATGATTAAACAAATATGTATTAACTATCCGCAGGGTTCAACCATGCTCCACCCGCTCCAGCTTTTCAAAACCCTCTCCGACGAAACGCGGCTCTCTATCGTCATGCTTCTGCGTGAAGCCGGTGAGCTATGCGTCTGCGATCTCTGTTCCGCAACCACGGAGTCACAGCCGAAAGTCTCGCGCCATATGGCCTTACTTCGCGAATCCGGGCTGGTTATCGACCGTCGTGAGGGGAAGTGGGTCTATTACCGTTTGTCTCCGAACATGCCTGCTTGGGCAGCTACCGTCATCGATAACAGCTGGAATTGCCTGCGGGAAGAAACGCGTGCAAGGCTAAAGAATAGCCTTCCTGGATCATGTTAA